GATGCAGGTTTTTTAAATTATTTACAAGCTCCTTTTTTGTTAGAACTTGACTTTGTAGGATGGGACGATAATGGTAACGCAGTTCCGATTGAATATGCTAATCGTAAAATACCATTTAAATTATCAAATATAGAATTTGAAGTCGACAAAGGCGGTTCGTCGTATCAGATACAAGCATATCCATGGAACGAAGTTGCATTGCTTGATGAATACGCAGTTATACAAGACGAAGTAAGTATTGTTGGCCCAAGTGTCCTTGAAGCAATTACTACTGGTCCTAAAAGTCTAACAGTTACAATAAACAATGCAATACAAACAGCAGCAAATAATCAAAATAGACCTGTTAGTGACATTTACATTGTAAGATTTCCTACTGATAGAACAGGATTAAATGCAACAACAACTACACCATCGTCAGAAGCTGATTCTGCAATACTACAAGCTATTGAACAAACTAGAGCAACTAACGGAACACAAGCAGGCACAGATGCAGCTAGGGTAAGAACAGGGTCTTATGTCAGTGACTTTCTAATTAACGGCAACGGTACAAGTGAAGGAAGTCCTGCAGATAAAGTGTTATCAAGTGCAGTTCGCGATGTTAATGCTATCGGAATGTCACAGATGGTTCCTGCGACTAACACTGGAGGCGATCAGCCTTTTGGTCTAGGACTTTATACTCTTGACGAAGACACCGGAATTTATAAAAGAGACGGTGTTGAATTAGAAATTTCTGAAGGTGTAAGAACATTTAAGTTTGAACGTGGAACAAAAATTACTAAAGTTATTGAAGAAATGATTTTAGTAAGTGAGTATGGTAAAGCAGCAATGGAAGCTGCTGCATCAGACGAAGAAAACATGATACCTTGGTTTAGAATTGAACCACAAGTATATGTAATTGACGATTATATTGTCGAAGAAGAAACAGGCAAAAAAGCAAAAGTTTGGGTATATAATGTTGTACCTTACGAAGTAGCTTCTAGTACATTTACTGCACCTAACCAAGAAGTTGCAGTACAAAAAAGAGCAAAACAAGCAGTTAAAAGTTATGACTATATCTATAGCGGCGAAAATAAAGACGTTTTAGGTTTTGATATAAAATTTAATGCAGCGTTCTTTACAGCTATTGCTACAGACTTTGGAGAACGCACTGCTGCTGAGTTAAGCGGATCCGCTGAAGGAATGACAGCGCCTGAGCAAGCAACTCCATATGGTGTAGGCGACGGTACTCGTGGTACAGGCACAACTGGAGGTCAAGTAGTTGGAACACCGACACCTAGATCTACATCTTCGCCTACTTATAACATAGATCGCGGAACAAACCTAGCAAGGATTTTCCATCAGGCATTGATCAACAGTGATGTAGACTTGATTACTGCTGAGTTAGATATTTGGGGAGATCCGTATTTCTTACACGATAGTGGTATGGGCAATTACAATGCTGAAACTTCTAATACATCTGCATGTTTAACAGCAGACGGATGCGCAGATTATCAAAGAGGTCATGTCCATATATTGATAAACTTTAGAACGCCAATTGATTATAATCGAGATGGATCAATGTATTTTCCAGAAGATACTGTTGCAGTTGAAGGATTTAGTGGACTTTATAGAGTACTACAAGTAACTTCAGGTATTTCTGGCAATCAGTTTAAACAAACATTAAAGTTAATTAGAGAAAAGAATCAAACAATGGAAGGTGCTGCTGACCAAAACAACCGTCAGGCACTTGGTCCAAATCCAAATGCAACTAACTCTAACCCAAGGAACTCTGATACACCTGCTGAACAAACTGGTGTTGCTGTAGACAGTAACATTGCTGCGGCAGGCAGAGCCGCAGCAAGACCATTAGGCGAAGACGGTCCTCTTGCTACAGTTGCGAGTAAATTAGACCCGACTAAACGAGCGCAAGTTGCAGAATTAGTTGCAGAAAACTTCCAAGCGTTAATTGACGAATTAGAAGAAACTTACGGTTATGAAATTAAAGCAATGGGAGGTTATTCTCCTCGAAATGCAGTAGGATCGCAGAATTGGAGTTATCATGCTAGTGGTCTAGCAATGGACTTAAACCCTGCACAAAACGGATACATCAAACCAAAACCGGCAGATGCTCCAGAACCTACTGATATGCCAATAGACGGAACAGGTAGTGTAATGAAAGCACTTGCTGAAAAACACGGTTTAGGATGGGGCGGAGCATGGAATAGTGCTGTTGACTCGATGCACTTCTCAGCAGCAAAAAGAGAATTTGGTTATTTAGATTGGCCACGTAACGGTATTATTCCAGGAGCAGCAGAACAACCTCCTCAAACTCCTACTGGCGAAGTAAGCGAAGTTCCAGATATCCGAGAAACAGCTTCTTACGACGATGCAATTTTTAGACAACAAAGACAAGGCACAGTAAGCGGAACACAATCTGTAACACAGCAACAGGCAGCCGGTACTCCTACTACAGAAGAACAACGAGCACAATATGCACGAACCGGCAATACACAAAGTCAAGTTGATACAGTTAGAAATACAGACTTCTCTGGTTCACTCAGACCTTACTACCAGATCAACCCTCAAGATGATAGATACGACTTTAAAACAGGTGATAAAGTTAAAGCAATTCTAGCAGCAAGGAATCAAAGATAATGGCAAGAACTTCTGATAGTGCAAATAACTCAGCAAATAGTCAGTTACTTTCTGGAATATATGAAGCAATAGTAGTAAGTCATTTAGACAGACAGTACATGGGCACTCTAGAAGTTGACATTCTTAGAGGAAACACAAGCGGCTCGTTACCTGAACGATCAGGTAACACTATTGAAGCACGATATTTAATGCCATTTTATGGTACTACACATAGAGAAGCAGTAACAGCAAACGATGGTTACAGTGCTACACAAAAAACATACGGTATGTGGATGGTACCGCCGGACGTAGGCACAAAGGTGTTAGTTGTTTATGTAGAAGGTATTGGCCGTTGTTATTGGATAGGCTGTATTCCTGATCAGTTTATGAACTTTATGGTACCTGACGGAAGACCGAGTACTGAACTTACAACTGATGCTACACCTGATAATCTACGAGGTAAAAAACTTCCAGTAGGCGAATATAACAAGAAAGTAGGCCTCGATTCGGAACTTAACGATCCTACTAGGATGCGTAAACCCTACAACAAAGACTTTACGCAAGTTCTTGAAGTGCAAGGCTTACTAGATGACGAAAACAGAGGTACAACTACTACAAGTGCAAGACGTGAAGTTCCTAGCAGTGTATTTGGTATTAATACTCCTGGTCCGTTAGATAAACGTATTGGAGCTCCTAGGTCACAACAGGGCATTGAAGGTGCTAGAGCAAACATGTTCAGCAACAGATTAGGCGGATCTAGTTTTGTTATGGACGACGGTGACGACAAATTCTTGCGTAAAACTACTGCTGACGCAGGTCCTCCAGAATATGTAAACAAAGAAGCAGGTGAAGCAGGCGGTGATCCTACACTGTTACACAATGAACTTGTGCGTATTAGAACACGCACTGGTCACCAATTGTTAATGCACAATACTGAAGATTTAATTTATGTAGGTAATGCCAGAGGCACTACTTGGATAGAAATGACATCCGATGGTAAAATTGACATTTATGCTCAAGACTCAATAAGTGTGCATACCGAACAAGATTTAAACTTTACTGCTAACAGAGACGTTAATATTGAAGCAGGTCGAAACATTAACATGAACGCAAATGCACGTTGGAGTGAAGCAGGCGAAGAAGATGATGTATCGAGCGGTAACATTAATTTAGAAAGTAAGTTTAATAGTAACTGGCGTGTAGGTAAAGATTTAAAAACTCACGTTGAAGGATTGCGTGACAGCTACACTAAACTAGATTCTAAAATTACTGTTGATGGAAATAGAGATGATCTTACACTAGGGTATCACTACAATTATACACATGGAGAAATTGGAGTTTTAACAGATGCATCGTACAAGTTAGAAGCAACAGCAGGTACAGTAGATCTAAAAGCTAGTGGAAATTTAAATGCACAATCAGGTGATTATATGAATCTTGTTGCATCTACACAAATTGCAGCCGATGCAACCAAAATCTATTGGAACAGTGGTAAATCTTCTGATGCAAATCAGCCAACACCTGCAACAGAAAGTGCTAAAGTTGCAGCACAGCCAACATTTAACTTGCCAAATGTTACAGCTGGATTAGTATCAGGTGGCGGCATATCTAGTATTGTTAAACGTATGCCAATGCACGAACCTTGGCCACATCACGAAAACTTAAATCCGTTAGAATTTAAACCAGAAAAAACAGATATACAAGATATCTATAGTGAACCTCAAAGCGGCTCGGTATTGTTTACTCCGGATACATTTAGAAAGAATAGAAATAGTGCAGGCGAAGCAACTAGTGATAGACGTCAACCGTTAAATCCAACTTCACAATCTAGAGCAGCTGGAGCACAATCTGTTACTGGACAAAACCGCAATGACGGCGAAGTAGGGGAAATTCCAGATTATACAGGTCCTATAACTGTTCCAAATGATCTAATAGAATACATTAAATCTAAAGAAGGATTCCATGCAAGAGCATTTTGGGATTATAATCAATATACAAATGGCTACGGAACAAGAGCAAGACGAGCTACAGAAGTTATTACAGAAGCAGAAGCAGAAAGAAGACTAGCACAAGACGTACAAAGGCGTCGAGACTACGTTGTTGCTTTTGGACTTCGAAACGGTAGAAACTGGAGCGACGAACAGATAAACGCTTTAACAAGTTTTATTTACAATGGCGGTTATGGTTGGCTAGGTCAAGTAACTGCAAACAACAGCCGTACAGACGAAGAAATTATGGCTGCCATAAAACTATATGATAAAGCAGGCGGACAGAGACTAGCAGGTCTTACACAGCGTAGAGCTGAGGAAAGTGCATGGTTTGCACAGGGTCTAGCATAAGGTAAATACGTTATGAGCACATTAGAAAAGAATTTATATAAACGTGTAAGAGTTGACGACCCGCAAACGCAAAAGCGTCCTGCTAGTAGTTCTGCATACCGTAGCATTAGTACAGTAAACGAAGCAAATGACGGTTTTCGTTTATATGATCTTGCTGTAATCAAGCAAGATATTATCAATCACTTCCATATCCGTCAAGGCGAAAAACTAGAAAATCCTGAATTTGGTACTATTATTTGGGATGTGTTATTTGATCCTCTTACAGAAAATTTAAAACAAGCAATTGTTGATAATGTGCAAGATATTATCGATTATGATCCTCGTGTAACTGCTGACCAAGTAGTTGTAAACGAATATGAAAGCGGTATACAAATTGAATGTACGCTTATCTATCTCGATTACAGCATCGCTGAAACTATGCGTTTGCAGTTTGATCAAGACAACGGATTAGTAGCGTAGATTATATACGCACATTTCTAAATACGATAAATACCTTATAACAGAGGAAAGCACATGTCAGCAACAGATAGACAGAATAGATTACTGGTTGCAGAGGATTGGAAACGAGTTTATCAATCATTCCGCAACGCAGATTTTCAAAGTTACGATTTCGACAATCTACGTCGAACAATGATCACTTACCTTAGAGAAAACTATCCTGAGGACTTTAACGACTATATTGAATCAAGTGAATATCTAGCACTAATTGATCTAATTGCTTTCCTAGGTCAAAACCTTGCTTTCCGTGTTGACTTAAATGCTAGAGAAAACTTCCTTGAACTTGCTGAACGCCGTGAAAGTGTGCTACGTCTTGCACGTATGCTCAACTACAACCCTCGCAGAAACCAAGCAGCAAACGGCTTACTTAAATTTACAGCAGTTAAAACTGACGAAGATATTATCGACTCGAACGGTACTAACATTGCTGGCAGTACAATACAATGGAATGATAGCACTAACTCAAACTGGTATGAACAGTTTATTAAAGTACTTAA